CGCCGCAAACAAGAATCTCGCGGCGCAGAAAACCATCATTATGCACATACACGACTCCTACCTGGAGCAGGGTGCCGATGCCAAGGAGATAGGTGCCGCCTGGGATACCGTCGGTGGCAAGCGGGTCATTGTTGACCAGAACTCCATTGCTGCCCAGCAGCAGCTCATCACACATCTCAACCAGCGGAAGGATGTTGTATCAGCTATCGCGGCCATCGAGGCTCAAGAAGGAAAGAACGCAAAGACAGAGGACGGGAAGAAGGACGCCTCCGCCGCCAAGGAGAAGGCCGCTAAAGCAGCCCACGCGTTAGCCGAGGCCGACCGGCAGGAAGCCGCCCTACAGAAGGCCGCCGCAACCGGTGTGGAGCAGCACTCTCAGGCTCTCATCAAACTAGCCCGTAGCACGGCTGAAGCCGCAGCCGCAGCGACTAAGGGTGGGGAAGACGATGGCGGCGGTGACAAACTCGCTGACCAGAAGAAACTGATCGAGCAGGAGCGAGACTTCGACATTCAGGCTGCACAGGCGGCTCTGGCAGCAAAGAAGGTTGCTTACGACTCTGACATCAAGGAGGCCAGTCTCACCGCAAAACAGAAGGAGACGCTGACGCAGGACTGGAAGAACGACCAGCAGCGCACGGCGGATGAGATTGTTCAGTTCAACGCGGACGCCAATAAGCAGATCGTAGCCGCCGACCGCGCCGCCGACAACGAGCGTGCTGCTTCTGACAAGGCACTCGTGGCGAAGGAAATCTCAGAGCAACTGTCCCTCGCTGAGTTCACTGCCCAGATCGGCCTTAAGGCTGATGAGCAGGCTGCCAAGAATAAACTGGCCCTCCACCAAGCAACTGCTCAGCAGACGCTGAAGGCGGATATTGCCGCGTCTCAGGCTGCTACCAATGCGGAGGTCACCGCACTCCAGGCCCAACTCAAGGCTCTGGATACGCACGACAAAAAGTACCTCGAAGCGGTGGTGAAGTTCAATGCAGATGTGACGAAAGCTGAGCAAAAGGGTGCTGCGGATGTCACCGCTCTACGGGCTGCCGCTGAGCAGAAGCAGTTGATGGACACCCAGAATTCCGAGAACAAGATGAAGGAGGCGATTTCCAGCGACATCGCCAACTCCATCGTGATGAACAAGAGCTTGGCAGCATCCTTCCGCCAGACCGGAGAGCAGATGGCTGAGCAGATGATTAAAAATCTCCTGATGATGGAGCTGACCGGGGACAAGGAGAAGCTGATTAACGCCAAGGCTGCTTACGGTCGGGCGTTCAAAGCTATGGCTGGCATACCCCCGGCCCCGATGTGGGGGTACGCAGCCGGTGCAGCAGCCTTTGCATCGGTCATGTCCTTCGAGGTCGGCGGCAAGATCCCGGGCGAAGGCGCGGTGCCGATCGTTGGGCACGGTGGCGAGACCGTCGTTACCAAGGCGCTCACCGACCGAGTTGAGTCATCCGAGCACGGGGGTTCAAAAGGTGGCGGGATGCCAAGCATCAACTACGCCCCCCAGATTCATGCGGTCGATGCCACCGGCGTGGACGCCATGCTTTCCAAGCACGCTTCCGTTTTCCAGCGCCACATCACCGCTGCCGTGCGGCGCATGAACAAATGAACTTCCAAACGTAGTTAGTAGAGGACGAAGTAAATGTCGTTTCCGATTATGCCAACCATGCCGATTAGCATGGCATCCGGGATTCACAAGTCACCGAACTTCAACACCGTTCGGCAGAAGGGCGCTGCCGGTGTCAACGCTGCCATCGCGCTGAAGCCATACCCAACCTGGGACTTCGAGTGGAGCATGGATCACGTCACCGGCCACGAGCACACAGCGGCCTCAGTGGTGGCCCAGTTCCTCGGGATGTTCATGGCTACAGCAGGTGGTGCCGGTTTGTGGCTTTTCACAGATCCCCAAGACAACACCGTGACGAGTGCCCAGTTCGGCACCGGCACGGGCTCGGCCACCAAGTTCCAACTCAGCCGCAACATCTGCGGCTACCCAGACATCGTGCAGAATCTGAACGGCACACCCAACATTTATGTGAGTGGAACCCTGACCGCCCCGGCCTCGATCTCTGCAACGGGTGTGGTCACGTTCACGACGGCCCCAGCCAGCGGTGCAGTGCTCACCTGGTCGGGGAGCTTTATGTATGCGGTTCGCTTCTCCGAGGACACTCTCGATGCAGTTCGGGAGTTCACCATCAACAACGGACTCGACCACTGGACATTTTCGGGCATTAAATTTTCGTCAGAATTTCTACCCACGTCCACCTACGGAATTATCGCTGCACCAGGAGGCGTGTAGATGAAGCGCCTTATGCCCTCCGGTCTCATCGCCTTCCTGATGGCCAACCCAAACTGCGTACGCGCGGACATCTTCACGATCGCTCTGCCGAACGGCGAGTACCTGTTGGCTACAGACGGCCAGTTTGACATCACCGTGCCCTCGGGCACCCCGGGATGGCTCAACGCCACCACGACATTCTCCTCCTCGCTGTGGGGCAACTGGAGCCGGGGAGCCATCACCTCCGACGCCAGCTTCGATCTGCACTCGAACACGATGGATTTGAATTGTGTTCCGCAGGTGGGCACTACCTACCCAGGTGCACCCACGGGCATCTTGAACGCCGCGTTGAACGGGCTGTTCGATGCCTGCCAGATCATCGTGCAGACGGTCTACATGCCCTTCGGCGAGTATGGCAACGTGAGCAACGGCGTTGAGACCAAGTTCATGGGGCAGGTCACAAAGATAAACTCCATCAGCCGCAACAAGGTTGTCTTCGAGTGTGCCGACTATCTCTATCTGCTCAACGTAAAAGTTCCGACCCGCATCATCCAGGCCAACTGCCCCTGGGGATTCGCGGATGCCAACTGCAACTTAGCTGCATCGAGCTACACCACTAACTTCACCGCCGCCAGCGGAACCACAGCTTGGACGATGATTCCCACCACCGCGTTCAGCCAGGCAGCCGGTTACTTCACCCAGGGCGTGGTCAAATGCCTGACCGGTGCAAACATCGGTCTTAGCCAGTGTGTGAAGCTGCACGCCGCTGGCAACCTACAAGTCATGTACCCATGGCTGTTCACGCCTGCTCCTGGAGATACCTTCTCCGTCATCGCAGGCTGCGACAAATCGGTTACCACCTGCACCCAGAAGTTTGCCAACCTTGTCCATTTCGGCGGAATGCCGTTCGTACCACCACCCCAGAGCGCGGTGTAACTATGCTGACCATCGAACAACGCGAAGCCGTAGTAGCCGAGGCACTCACATGGATAGGAACTCCCTACCGTGGCTGGTCCTGTGTCAAGGGTGCCGGGGTGGACTGCGGCCAGTTGCTTTACGGCGTCTTCCACAACTGCAACCTCATCCCCGAGATCCCTGACCTACCCAAGGACTACCCGCTCTTCATCGGTCTCCACAGAGCAAGCACCGAATATGTGGACCTGGTGCTCAAGTTCTTCCGCGAGATCCCGGAGTCTGAAGTGCTCCCTGGTGACCTGGTGGTCTGGAGGCTCACAGGAAGTAAGTCGTACTGCCACGGAGCCATTATCAAGTCCTGGCCGGACTACTACATTCATGCCTACGGCGACTCGGTTAAAGCCGGTAGCGCCCGGACACGGTTGCGGTTCCTGAAATCCGAGAAGCTCTTCTTAACGCTGAAAGACGTGGCTGAATAATGGGAAACATCTTTAGTTCGGGTAACAGCGCCACGCCGGAAAAACTCTTCGGAGTCAAGATCAACACGTCAGACTTGGGCAAGCCCCTTACGGTCATCATGGGCACTGCTAAGACAAACCAGCTCATCTTCTGGATCGATGGATTCACCGCGTCTCCCATCTCCAGTGGCAAGAAGGGTGGCGGAGGCGGCAAAGGTGGTGGCAAGGGTAACGGTGAAAACCTGTACTCCGCCAACGTAGTGGCTGCCCTTTGTGCAGGCCCCATCGCCGGTATCGGTGATTGTTGGTCGGGCCAGTCATGGCTGGGTTCACCCAAGGCGGCTGAGGCCTACACCATCGCCGGGCCTTCATACACCTACACACCGATCAACGCCGCCGCGCTCACCAACAATTATGGGGTGTCCCCGGTATCGACCTACACCGGTTCCTACAACGACTACTCAGCGCCGGGTGCCACACTGGTCGGCAACGCAACGGGCAGCCCACTACAGCAGATGATATATGTGCTTGGACAAGTCCTCGCCGCCGGACAATACTCGATCAACCCATCCACCGGAGCCTACTACTTCTCTTCCGCTGACGTGGGCAAGACCGTGACCGTCGCCTACGGGTTCCTCCTCACCACCATCAACCAGCAGGAGACAGACCTCGTACCATCTGGGCGCACCATATATGTTGGCGGCAGCTATGCCTTCAATGCCGACCTCGGTGTGGTCTACGGTGGAACAGGCTCCAACGCGGGCAATGCATTCACTCGCGTGAATGGCACACCCTCTGTCGCCGGAACCTACTCGGTCACAGGGTCAGCCCCCGCCGCCTATCACTTTGCATCGGCTGACATTGGTGCTGAGTTCATCGTCACCTTCCAGATCAACAACCCCAACGCGGTGGGGCAGAACGAGTCCACCATGCTGGACTTCACCCTCGCCGAGGGATACATCGGCCAGGCTCCATTTTCCTTCTTGTCGGGCAGCTACCCCGGCGCAGCCCTCGGTTACAGTGGCGCGGCCATCCTGCTGTTCGAGCCCATGGATTTTGGCATGGGCGGAGAGCCCCAGCAGAACAGCTTCGAAGTCATCACACCCGACAGGATGGGCGGCGTATATGCCAATGGCACACCCATACTCGACTGCAACGTGGTCCACTGCATGCTCCGTGTGCTTACCGACACACAATGGGGTCTCGGTGTAGGTGCTCAGCCATTCCCCCCGGGATTTATTGACAACGGACCTGGCGGAACATGGGGCACCCCCGGAACTCCTTCCGTGCAGAGTGTGGGTGCCACGGCGTGGAACTGGTTCGCGGCTAACAACTTCTTCATCTCCCCGGTGCTCGACTCACAAGACTCCGCCGACTCTTCCATGAGCAAGTGGCTGGAAGCGGGCATGTGTGCTGCTTTCGTGAGTGAAGGCCTGCTCAAACTTGTGCCCTACGGCGACACCACCACAGCAGCGAACGGCTGCACATGGACCGCCCCGTCTACCTTCGTCGTGGCCCTGGACGACACCTGCTTCATCGCGAAGGAAGGCGAGGACCCGGTACCTATCAAGCGCAGCGCGTGGCAGGATGCGTGCAACGAGGTGCAGGTCCAATGGCAAAACCGGAACAACCAGTATGCCAATGAGATCACGGCTGAGAGCGATCAGAGTCTAATTAATCGCTTTGGGTCACGGATCGAAGATCCTCAAGACTGGAACTTCATTCACACGTTGGCCGCCGCGACTTTTGCCGCGAACATGAGACTCAAGCATGGCACGTACATCCGCAACACGTACGAGTTCGTGCTGCCCTTCACCTACTCCTACCTGGAGCCCATGGACCTCACGACCATCACCACTTCATCGGTGTGGGCGCAGGGACTCAACAACACCAACCTTGGCGTGGTCAACCTCCCCATCCGCATCACCAAGATCGTCGATGATCCGATCGAGGGTCTAAAAATCGAGGCTGAGGACTACCCGTATGGCGTGGGACAGCCCACCATCTTCAACAAGGGCCTGAGCTCGGCGGAGGTTATCTCGGACCCGTTGGCTTCGCCGGGCACGTCTGAGGTTGTCATGTTTGAGGCCACTGGCCGCCTGACCGGCTATGCTGGCAACCAGCTCTGGATCGGTGCATGCGGAACCGGCGATAACTACGGCTCAACCAACGTCTGGGTGTCGCAGGATGGCGTCAACTACGTCAATGTCACCCCTGGCGGTCTCGGCCAGCCTGCGGTGCTTGGTGAGCTGGTCTCCACCTTCGCATCGGGCAGTGACCCGGACACAGTGAACTCCCTGTCTGTGCAGCTCGCCGAGAACTGTGCCGCGCTGGCCTCGGGAACTACCTCCGCCGCTGACAACGACACTATGCTCGCCTACGTCGATGGCGAGGTCATCAGCTACTCAGCGGCAGCGGTCACCGGCCAGAACACCTACACGCTGAGTGGCTACATCCGGCGCGGTCAACTGGGCACCCCGATCAGTTCTCACGCTGCTGGCTCTCTATTCCTGCGGCTGGATGGAAGCATTTTTAAATACACCTACGACCCGCTCTGGCAGGGGAAGACCATCTACCTCAAGTTCCAGGCCGTGAACAGCTTTGGCAACAACCCTCAGCCGCTCTCCAACCTGTCGGCAGTGTCGTTCACGATTGGCAGCACGAACTCCGGCGCAGTCGATGCGGCCACCGGGCTGTTGATGACGGGAACTCCGGCGCACTCGGTTAGCACGATCGACGGCACCGTGAACGTGTTACAAGGTTCATCGGGTCTCAACAACATCCCCCCGGGCTACGCGTTGGTGAACAACACAGGCGCGGCGGCACCACCCGCGTGGGTGCCCATCACTTCCGTACCTGGGGTCGGTGGCGGCGGCTTCACGGTCAGGAACATCTCGGCGAACTGGAGTCCGGCGGTGGGTGACTGCGATCTGGTGAACACAGCAAGCGGCAACCTGACCGCAACCTTCCCCCCGGCGGCGTCGAACGTGAACGGTGAGATCGTGGTGTGCAAGATTTCCGCCGACGCCCACACCATCACCATCGCGGGCAGTGGCAGCGACACGATCAGAAACGGGACCAGCCTCACCATCACGTATCAGTATTCGTCCTGCACGTTCGTCTCCAACGGTGTGGACGGCTGGGACTTGATATGACGAACGGACTTTCGCACGTATAGGTAGAGAGAGAAAATTATGGTTCTAGTTAATATTTCCGGTGTGCCCTCAGCAGTTCCAGTTCCAACAGGCGACGGCGCGTTCACGGGTGCTACTGGCCCAACGGGGCCTGCCGGGCCTATGGGACCAATGGGGTACCCCGGATACGTCGGAACCCCTGGTCCAACAGGTCCCACGGGTCCGGGGGTAGGCGCAACTGGCACAACAGGTCCAACCGGCCCCGCTGGCCCCACTGGTACGGCTTCAACCGTCCCCGGACCAACTGGGCCGATCGGTCTCACAGGTCCAACAGGAGCCACGGGAGCAACCGGCGCTACTGGTCCAACTGGTTCTGGCGGTGGCGGTGGCGGCATTGGGCTCCTAAACACTCGGGTCCTTACCCCAGGTTCAGGGGCGGTGTATACACCGACGACGGGCACCACCTCCATCTTGGTGGAGCTGATCGGTGCGGGCGGCGGAGGAGGCGGCGTGACCACGCTATCCTCCACCGGTGCTTATGCTGCTGGCGGAGGAGCGGGCTCACGCGTTCTATACTCTTTCCCCGGAATCACGTCTGGTCAGGTCGGAACGTACACTGTCAGCAGCGCGGGCGGCGCGGGCGGCGCGACCGACGGCAGCGGCGGCGCGGGCGGGGCCTCGACAACCTTCATTTGGAATAGCGGCACTACGGTCACTGCTACTGGTGGTGGTGGTGGTGCGGGGCAGTATGCTGGATCGTCCGTATCGTTTCCAGCGGGCGGCGCGGGCGGCGCAGGATCAAACGGCACCGTGAATGGTACAGGCGCACCGGGCGAATGCGGCGTGCGTCTTTCGGCCTCGGCAGGCCACGGAGGCAATGGCGGATCTACATCCCTTGGTGAGGGCGGCTTGGGCGGAAGCGGCTCGACTTATACCTCCGGCGGCGCAGCCACAGGATATGGCGCGGGCGGCGGAGGTGCAGCTCAGGCCAGCAACAGCGGCGCATATGCGGGTGGAGCTGGTGCACCCGGAGTCATTATTGTTTATGAGTACGCAGCAGGTGCAGCGGGTGCCACCGGTGCGACAGGAGCTACGGGAGCGACCGGATTGACCGGAGCCACTGGTACGGCTGGGGCTACTGGAGCAACAGGGGCGACTGGCGCTGCAAGTACCGTCCCGGGACCGACGGGAGCCGCAAGTACAGTTCCCGGGCCAACAGGTTCTATTGGATTGACCGGACCTACCGGAGCCACCGGCCCCGTGGGCATGACATGGCGCGGAGTTTGGAACAGCAGCACGAGTTATGTAGTGAATGATACCGTCTCCGCCGGAGGCTCTACCTGGATTGCAACCGCACCGAGCACGAGTCAGTATCCGCAGACCGGAGCTTATTGGAGTCTGGTTGCGCCTGCGGGTGCTACGGGTGCAACTGGTTCTACAGGTGCGACCGGCCCCGTGGGCATGACATGGCGCGGCGCATATGCTAACGGCCCCACCTATTCGGTGGATGACGGAGTCAGCTATGAAGGCTCCTCCTGGATTTGCACCGAGTCCAATTCAAACCAGCCTCCCAGCGGTACCGGCCCATACTGGGCGCTGCTCGCGCAGGAGGGTTGGGCAGGTGGAACAGGTCCCACCGGCCCGACCGGAGCTACCGGTGCAACAGGAGCGACGGGTGCAACCGGAGCGACCGGAGCGGCTGCCGCAGGCATAGTCTGGACCGGCACGTGGAGTGTGTCCACCGCCTACGTGGCTAACGACGCGGTCTACTACGGAGGCTCCTCCTGGCTTTGCACCATCGGCAACACATACCAGACCCCCACCGTGTCCAGCAGCTACTGGACGGAGATCGCGTCGATGGGGCCGACTGGACTGACAGGGCCCACGGGTCCAACAGGTGCCACGGGAGCTACAGGTGCGAACTCAACCGTTCCCGGGCCAACGGGTGCCACGGGCACCGCATGGATACCCGTCTACATAGGTAACTGGTCAGGCACCACCGCTTACGCGGTCAACAACATCGTCACCGACGGCACCTACGGCCTCTATATCGCTTTGAGCGCTAACACCGGGGTCCCACCGTGGGACAATCCTGCTACTTGGCAGCCCGTTGCGGAGACCGTGACCGGAGCCACCGGACCAGCAGGACCTACAGGTTCAACCGGGGCGGCATCAACCGTTCCCGGCCCAACGGGAGTAACGGGTCCGGCGGGACCGACGGGAGCCACCGGGGCTGCTTCAACGGTACCTGGACCAACGGGATCCATCGGCCTCACCGGACCAACGGGTCCAACTGGTGCCACCGGCGCAGCCTCGACAGTCCCTGGTCCAACGGGTGCGACCGGCACGATCGGAATCACGGGGGCGACCGGCCCCACCGGAGCCACGGGGGCTCAGGGTATTCAAGGTGTGACTGGCCCGACTGGAGCCACCGGTGTTGGGGGAGCCACCGGACCAACTGGCTCTGCTTCAACCGTTCCTGGACCTACGGGTGTAACTGGCCCAACCGGACCGACCGGCCCTACAGGTGCGACTGGTGCTTCCTCAACCGTTCCTGGACCAACAGGGGCGACCGGAGTAGCAGGCGCGGGGCTAACCTGGGATGGTCCGTGGGTTTCTACCACAGCGTATCCGTTGAACTATGCGGTTTACTACGGTGGATCAACATGGGTCGCGTTCAATGCGAACACGAATCAAGCACCTTACGTTGGAAGTACCTACTGGTCCTTGCTTGCCGTGGCGGGATCAACTGGAGCCACAGGTCCAACGGGTGCTGCATCAACGGTTCCTGGTCCAACTGGACCGACTGGTGCAACAGGAGCAACAGGTGCAGCCTCGACGGTCCCGGGTCCTACCGGCACCGCTGGTGCAAGCGGCCTCGGATATGTGCGGGGCCAGTGGTACACCGCGACAAGTTATGCCGTGAGCGATAGTGTCCTGTACTCTGGGTCAACCTACATCTGCCTAATCGCTACCAGCAGCATAAATCCCACCAACGGTACCTACTGGCAGGTGGTAGCCCTCGGCACAGCCGGTGCCACCGGTGCAACCGGTCCCACCGGCGCAACGGGTGCCGGAGCTACGGGAGCTACAGGAGCAGCAAGCACCGTACCAGGACCAACGGGACCAACTGGATCAACCGGCCCAACAGGTGCAACCGGCCCCGCAGGTGCGGTCTGGACAGGTGCCTATGAGTCCTACACCAACTATCAGCTTAACCAGCTAGTGAGTTACTTGGGGGCGACCTACATCTGCATCGGGTTCAACGTCAACAACATCCTGCCGACGAATGCGACGTATTGGACTCTGGTATCTACCGCTGGTGCCACCGGCGCAACAGGTGCCACGGGAGCTACAGGTGCCACCGGCGCTACGGGGGCGACCGGGACGAACGGAACTTCTATACTTTTTTTTGGCGCGTGGAGCAGCACCTACACTTACCAGATTAATAACCTGGTGAGCTACAACGGGGCAACATACGTCAACCATACGGCCAACAATCTTAATGACGTGCCCACCGATACGATGAACTGGAGCTTGGTAGCCCAAGCAGGAGCCACTGGAGCCACTGGACCAACTGGCGCAGCCAGTACAGTGCCCGGACCAACCGGCCCCTCAGGAGGTCCAACCGGCCCCACGGGACCCACCGGCGCAGGAATAACAGGCCCCACCGGCCCGACCGGGGCCACAGGTGCGACCGGTCCCAGCGGCAGCCCGGCAGCTCCCATCCTGGGGCGCAATCGATACGGTACGGGAACGCGGGCGATCGGCACCATCTACCACAATACTAGCGGGGTTCCATTACTGGTTAGCGTTGGAGTAACCAATCCGACTAACACGATCGGAGTTGCGGTGTGCGATGCATCTTCCGCGCCGAGCGCCGTGGTTTCCACGACACAAATAAATGCGGGTGGGGCGGAATTGATCTTCTTTGTCCCGATCGGCTACTACTTCCAGATCACTTGTTCCGGCGGAACGATTAATTACTGGAATGAGTACCCCATAAACTCGGGAACCTTAACCGATTCGGGTGAACTTTCTGGAAGTCGAGTGGTCGGTACGGTGTACCACAACACCTCGGGAAATGCCATGTTCCTGTCGGTACGCTCGACGTCCGGCACTCCCACCATGATAGTCGTGAGCGATAGCTCGTCCAGTCCGTCGACGGTTGTATTTGAGGCAAGCCCGGTTGTGACCTCAATCGTTCCGGCCTTTGTGCCTATCCCCGCTGGCGACTACTACAGTGTAACCGGAATATCCATCGGGAGCTGGCGTGAGTTCCAACTCAGCGGCGTGGCCCTTACTAAGTCAGCCAACCTAAGCGCTACTGCTCCTGTGCAGCGGAAACCCATGACCTCGTTTCCAAACAACTCAGGTAAGAGCACGCTGGTGCTGGTCTGTGGAACCGGCGGCGGATACACCATGAATGCCATCGTTGATCCTGCTGTCCCTCCATTTAATATCGCCGGTATTTGGGAAGGAAACGGAAGCGCTTCCTACAAAGCAACATTGGCCGTGTCGCAGCCTTCGGACTTCTATCTCGTTTATGTTGACTCGGGTACATTCACCGTCACGGGATGGTTCGAGTATGTCCTAGGCTGATTTTCGGATTGGTAAGTGAGTAGAAGTAGGCAACAGAAAGCAGGTAAATTGTGAGTGTGTATGAACAAATCGCGCAGGGCGCACCAACCACACCAGCCAACGCATGGCCAGTGGAAGTCACGGACGGAACTAACGTGCTGGGCACGCCCACTCATCCGGTGAAGGTTGACCCCACGGGCACAACCGTCCAGCCGGTCAGCGGCACTGTCGCTACCACGAGCGCAAGCATGGCCGCGCCGGGCTCTGCCGTCCCCGCAGATGCAACCTACGTTGCAGCAAAGAACCCATCGGGTGACCTTACCGGTCTTAGCGTGGATACGGCTGGCAGCTTGATCGTAACCACGGAGGACAATACTTTCGAACTGACCGGACTTAATGTGGATGGCAGCGGGAACCTAATGGTTGACGTCACCGACACCGTGACCGTTGCCCAGGCTACTCCTGCCAACCTCAAGGCCACCGTCCTCACCCAAGACGGCTCGGGTAACGCCCTCACCAGCACCAGCGGGGCGCTCGACTCAAACTTGAAGACCATCGGAGGCTCAGCCCTGAGCATCGGCCAGAAACTCTCGGCAGCGTCAATCCCGGTAGTCATTGCAAGCGACCAGAACCTAACCGTGACAGTGGGCGCGGTGTACAACAACCAGACTGGTACGGTCTCAAGCGGCGCTGTGCCGATGGCAGCGGATGGTACGCTGACGATTATTTCCGGCGTATTCACCTGGTCCACGCTTGTCATTAACATCGCCTTGACGGGTGTCTCACCTGCCGTCGGCGGTAGTTTCCAGATTGAGGGCTCAACTGACGGGGTGTTCTGGGTGCCGCTGACCGGAACTATCCAGTCATCAAACCCGCAGCAGATCACCGAGTATTCCACAACCACCCTGCAGCTACCACTCTCGGCCCGCTATAACCTGGCCGGTTTCCCTTATGTTCGCCTGCGCACTATTAACGCGGTCTCAACAGACGGACTCAGCGTTTACTACGCGCTTACGACAGCCCTCGGGGATGAGTCGAGCTACTCGAAAACGGAACTGATCGACCAGAACGGAATGGCTATTCATCTCCCCGGGGAGGTCCAGTATCTGAATGGAGCTGCTCCCAACGCCAGCCTGTATCAATCCGGCTCGGGTCAGGTTACGGTGCCTACGCCAAGCAATTGGGCGATACCCACTTATGTGCTTCCGAAAACCCCCATCATAGGCGACGTGCTGTTGGTGACGATGGTCATCTTTCCGACGACCGGGAACTCATGGGCGGGCGGCCCGACTGGGCTTCAACTCATGGACACGAACAACGTCGTCTACAGCGCCTCCTACGATCAGTCCACAACCCAACTGGGTGAGGCCATCGTCATTTTCGAGGTGCCGGTAACGCAACTGGACCTGCAAGGTAGCCTCGGCTTTATGCTTTATGGTGGCAGCATCATGACACCGGCTCCGACCATGAACCTGTTGGTGCAGGAGTTCCAAAACACTGGCGTTGGCTGTCTGACCTTTTCCCTTCAAAAAGGGACGGCAAACTCCTTCACACCCACAGCTCCGACCCAGCCTGGTATCACGGTGAACCTTCTGGTTTCGTCGGTATGGTATGCGAACGGCCCCATCGTCCCCGGGAGTTTCCTGATGCAGCCGTTAGGAACCGCCGGTGACTGCGCCTATGGGGGCATAGGCACCGGGCCAATCGTTTTTCAGTCCGGGTATCTGAATACGGGAGGGTCTGACCTTGTCACGATCAACGTCGAGGCCGTCCTGGTCGGAACTACAGCAATGGGCTTAGACACGGTTAACAACGCGGTGCGCCCACTCAGCATCACCTCCACCGGTGCGTTGAACGTCAACATCCTCAGCACGGGTGCTGACGATCCCGCTCTGTCCGCCACCTTCCGAAACAATACGGGTGCGGCGGTCAGTATCAAGGCTGCAGCGGGCAACCTCTATGGTTTCTCACTGACCAACTCCAACGCGTTTCCGGCCTACATCGAGTTTTTTAACTCGGCTGTCGCGCCGACGTTGGGTACGACGGCGGTTGTGTTCTGCGTTCCACTTCCCGCTGCTGGAAATGTGACCATCACCCCCAATAGTTTCCCCCTGATGAACTTCACCGCTGGAATCGGGTTCGCGGTAACTACCGCAGTAAACGGCACTTCCGCAGCAGCGGCTACCGGGATGGTCTTCTGGAAGTAATAGCTAACCGTTATGTAGGTAAAGCCATTGTGTGTAGCTGAAAGAGGCCTGCATGTTCCAGGATGTCCTTGCGCCCATCAATCAGTACGGCCCTGCTGTGGGCGCGTCTGTCATCTGCGTCGGCCTGTTCGTCGCGTCGCTAGTCCTGTCATATCAAACGCGATCTGACATGACGGCGCGAGCGAAGAAGGATGACGCAAACTTTGCGGATCTCAAGCAGCTTGTGGTCAGCAGCATTGAGACCCAGCGCATCGTCGCCGCCGGGCTCGAACGGATTGCTGAGTCCATTCAACACCAGACGGAGGCGCACAACGCGCAACTGGACTTCTTGAAAGAGATGAGCGCGGATCAAAAGGTCATGCTTGCAAATCAGACCACGGCGCAGGCCGGGTCGCAGCGTCTCCTAGAGCAACTGGTGGATAGGACCACCGCAAAGGATTAACATTGAGCACTCTCAACTGGGCAGGCACGTGGGTCAGCACCACCTCATACAACGTAGGGGATGCGATCTCTTACCTCGGTTCTTCCTACGTTGCGGCGACGGCGAACATCGATGTAATGCCTCCGACGACTCCAGCGTCTACCACGACGTGGAACCTCTTAGCCGCCGCCGGGTCGATTGCGGGAGCGCCTAACACCGTTCCCCAGGGGTTTTACTGGCGCGGGGCCTACAACACCCTGACCGGATACAACGCCTACGACTGCGTTTCATACGGGAATTCGACATATATCTGCACCCGCAACGGCACCCTGAATTATGAGCCGGATGACAACCCGGCGTACTGGGGCGTCCTCTGCGTGGGTGGAGGCTCCGGGGCGGGCGGTGACGGAGCAACAGGACCAACTGGGCCGACAGGGTCGACCGGCGCGACTGGCCCGCAGGGAATTCAGGGAATCACCGGTCCCACCGGCGCAACAGGTACGGCGGGCACGGCTGGTGCAACCGGAACAGTGGGTGCTACGGGTGCTACTGGACCAACCGGGGCTACCGGGGCTACCGGGGCGGCATCAACAGTGCCTGGACCCACGGGAGCAGCTTCAACGGTGCCTGGGCCTACCGGACCTACAGGTGCAACTGGCGCTGCAAGCACGGTGCCTGGACCTACCGGACCAACAGGTGCAGCTTCCACTGTACCTGGACCTACCGGACCGACCGGCGCGGTGTCTACGGTACCTGGACCGACTGGACCTACCGGACCCAAGGGGGTGCCGGGCGGATTCAACCTTCGCGGAGCATGGGCTGCCACCACCTCGTACGCGATGGGAGATTTACTGACCTACAGCGGGGTGTCTTATACCCCATCCATTGCATTCACGTCGGGCGGTACCTTCTCGGCAACAAATCTGACCGTCGTCGCATCTTCATTGATCGTGCTCGTGGATGCTGGCACCGGGCTGCCGGTGACGCTATCCATTACAAATGGCGAACTCGATTACACGTAGGTCCCCGATCCACGCGGATCGACTTCTCAATCGACCTACAGATGACAACCTCCACAATGCCGCAGAGACGTAAGTTCAAAGTAGACCCTGCAGCAGTGGTGGCTTATGCGATCGCGAACCCCACCATGCGCCAGGCGGATATAGGTGCGCACTTCGGAATCTTAAAATCTCATACTAATGACATATTAAGTGCCGCTGGAATAAAAGGCAGGCACAAAGCTGACTACGCGGAGGTGGTGGCCTATAGGGCTGCAAACCCCGACATGAGTCAGGCGGATGTAGGCGTGCACTTCGGAATCTCACGCTTTTACGTGCGTCGCATACTTAGTGCCGCTGGAATAAAAGGCAGGCGTAAGGGACCGAAGCCCAAAGCAGATTACGAGGCAGTCGTGGCCTATGCGAAGGCAAACCCCATCTTGCATTATGCGGCGATAGGCAAACACTTCGGGATCTCGCAACGCCGGGTGAGCCACATACTCAGTGCAGCCGGAATAGTAGGCATATGCCCGGGCCGTCATTTAAAGCACAGAGCCTGGCGGTCTGACGAGCAAGAAAAATGGGAGGTCATTCTGCACGATTGCGGCCTCGGAATGCATCGCGGTGAGGGGGTACACGGCGTGGCGCTGATCTATGGTTACGACTCGTCAAGTGTGCGTCGGGGCCATGTCTCCGCCACGCTGCACGACCGCTAACCCTGTCTCAATTAAGGAGTTTCAACCATGGTCTACTCACTTACGGGGTTGCATCTAACCGAGCAGTTCGAAGGCTGTAAGCTATCGGCTTATCAGGACAGCAAGGGCGTCTGGACGATCGGTTATGGCCATACAGCCGGTGTGTATCCCGGCATGACCTGCACCCTGCTCCAGGCTGAGGCGTGGCTCCAGGCTGACATCGAGTGGGCTCAGGGTAGGGTTAACTCTGATGTGCACGTACCGCTAACGCAGCCGGAGAATGACTCCCTGGTTGACTTCGTGTTCAATTGTGGGTGTGGGAACTTTGAGCATAGTACCCTGCTCAAGCTCATCAACGTAGGTGACATGGCTCGCGCTGTAGACGAGTTTGCGAAGTGGGATAAAGCGGGTGGGCTTGTTGTTGCAGGACTCCTCCGCCGCAGACTCGCCGAGAGGGCTGAGTGGGTGACCGGGCCTACATCACCGGCTCGTCTGGTGTGTCAAGCTTTTTAGCCCACTCGCTGAGAAGTGAATCGAGGGTGACTACTTTGCTCTCAATTGCGCTGAGGTCCACGTCAGCGTGTTGATACTTGATTTCGGCGAGGGCGTTGTGGATTCCCTGGCTAACTTGTTCTAGTTCGTGTAGGCGCTTGGATGTCATTACTTCTCCTTGCTGATTGCACATTAAGTCTGGGCAGGTTTATTTCATTTCTTTTGCGTGTTGACTCATTCGATCGGCAAAACGTTTAGCACTTGGCTCGCTGTCAAAGAGTAAAGCCAACAATGGACTATTGTCCCGCATGGGCGGTATAGTGTCGTAGAAATTATTATCACATAGGATCCAAGGACTATCAGCCGTGTTAGTCATGAGGAGGTAGGCGGGTCTAGGATTACCGTTTGACGGTGGATACTCTTCGATTTGGACTCGTGGCCAGTCTATTTTCCGGTAATCGACGTCACAAACATAGCTCACCTTCTGATTTGTCCGCGCTTGATTCTCGTCCCGGTCCGTACTGTCAAGCCTCTTGAACTCCCACCGCCCCACATCCAGGACTTTGACGCTGAATGAATCCGTCGTGTCGAGCTTAATCGCACCGTACTGACCTTCGAGTTCATCGCGGAACCTCGCAGGAGTGCTGTTGATGTTGAGTTTGATCCACTCGCGCTCTTTGGCAATTGCTGCGGTGACCTTGGGGCTAGCATGGTCAATTATGGCCATGTGGGCTGCCTCGGCCTCGTCCAACGTCTTAGTTGGTATCGCCCTAGAAGAAGCAGTCTTCGGATGATCCTCCACGCTAGGCTCCGTCCCTACTGCCTTCTGAGGAAGTTTGAACTTCTCCCAGTTGTGCTTCACGTCGGCAGCATCCCAAGCATTGAATTTGGCCACAAAATTATTATGAGTAAGCCATTTAATGGCGACTTCCGAAGTGATGGTGTCCTGCCCATAGCTGGCGCAGTATGCCATAAACATGCGGTTCAACTGCTCTGACGAGCGAGCAAATTTCAACACTCTCCACGCAATAGCCGTGTCTATGTCATGCACGCTCTGCGGTCGAGGGATTTCACAATGCAGGGCACGGGTCATTGCCGCAGCAAGCTCCGTGGCCGTCATGTATTCAACAAGGCCGGTGCTAACCGGGATGTTATGGGCATTCATCTTTGCCACGGTAGCAGGAGTAAAAACCACACAATTTACCCGTTGAGCAAACGCGCTCGCAGGAAGAAGTGCCAGGAACAAAAGAAGAAATGGTTTTCTCATCGTAGTCTCCGCATAATGTCGCCAAAGTTCGGGCACAACCTAACACCCCATGATTCCGGCGCGATCATGCTACCACATGGAAAACGCCGTTGACGGGACAAGGGGCAGTTGAGACGCCGAATTACTATGCTACCTGGGTGACCCAGGTCCTCAGTACCACTTCACAGCGTCCACGTGGTCCTGGACCTGAGCGGTGGATGCGGGACGCAGATAGCGCATGGTCGAAGCGAGATCGGCGTGACCCATTAAACC